GCTTTGCGAGTTCGGCGATTGTGACTTCTACTTCTCCCTCGGGAGCCTCGGTGTTTTCTGGATCGGTCATTTGTTTGGAAAAACTGTCAACTTGCTTTGCCGTAAAACTGAAAAGACCTGTTGCGTTTGCGGCTGGTGTTTGCACGAGGTCTGCGCTGTAAAGCTCGGTGCAACTTGCGAAGGCGAGTCCCTCCACTTCGCGGATCGGCCCTGTAAAAGCGATGCTGATGCCGAAGGTGTCCGGCAACTTGCTTGAAATCTCCATCACGTAGTCGCGCATTGGCGATGTTTCGAGAAGGTTGAGATCGCCCAAGAGTTGTTTGCCGACGATGCGGAAATTGTTAACGAATCCGACGATGTCTTTGATGCCTGCGCCGTGGTCGAGATTGACCTTGACGCCACCCTTGTATGACTCCGCACACTCTTTGACTTGCATCAAAGTTGTCTCGTCAACATAGAGACCGTGACCCTTCGCTTCGCCGATTGAAATGATTGAAACTCCTTCGATGACATCCATGCACTGGCGCAAATGTCAATTAGTCGGAATACCTATGCACGATGTCGTCAAGAATCTGTTGTTCAAGCGCGGACTGAACAACGGCCATGATTTGCGCCTCGTCATCTGGAGCGCATCCTACGATCTCGAATGACGTGGATATTCTTTGCCGAACCCTTGATGAGCACAAATGCGTGCGAGTTCCTATTGCTTCCACCATCGCCAAGCAATCAATGCCGACTCCGCTGAGATTTACTCCTGTCCGACATCCTTTGACTTTAAATGACGATGAAACTTCTATTCTCGGAGCATGGCAAGTGATTCGGATTTTGTTCCCGCGAACGCTAACGATAGTGTCTTTGCGTAATCTCTCCCCACCACCGCCTCCAGGCAGATCGATTGGATTGATCGGAACAGGCGGAACGACCGAAATAAAAAGCAATCCTTGAACGCCGATGGAAAGCGGCGTTGGGCTTGGCATTAAGCCCTGCGTTGCGATGAGCAGGGAAGCTAACATCCGATTAGACTCTCGTGACTACGGTGTTCGTTGTGCCGTCTCCGGTGATCGCTTGCGTAATCGCGCCCGATGTCCTGCTCGTAGGCGTGACGGTTAGCGCGTTTGCGATATCGAGTCCGTGGATTGCGTGAACTTCGGTTATCTCCGTAAGTTCTGGCGTGAGTTCAGTTCGCATTGCGTCTGTGAAAAGCGTGACTGCGCTTGTTGCGAAGGCGACAGACTGAATGACGGCGGCTTGAAATTCGTGAATGTCTGCGGCGGCGTGATGCGATCCGGTTAGTTGCAGTTCGTTGTTGCTGTTTATCGCACGCACGATCCTTCCGCCGTATGTTCCGGATGTTGTATGGTTGGACATCAACTCGTCCCAGACGGCGTTTGCGTTTGTGATAGCGGTTGGTATCGCGGCAAGTTGCGTATCAAGGTTGGCTGTTGCCAAGCCTATTGCGGCTCGCACGTCAGCGGCGGTGAGTGTTGCTGTGCCGGTTGTATTGTCTACAGGCACGCCGAACGCCACGCTTGACGCCGATGGAATATAGGCAACGCCCGTCAATGCTCCGCTTGCATAGACGGTTCCGAAGCGAACGTCGGTAATGGCGGCTTGTCCAAGCGAGTTGTCTGCTGTGAACATATCGACGTAAGTCGTCGATCCGTTAAGCGCATATCGAGTTTTGGCAAGCGTTGGCGTTGCAAGAAGAATAAATTTTGGCGTATTGATCGGAACAAATCCGTTGGACGCATGGATGAACGATCCGCTTGCACGAACAACAGAGCTTGCGTTTGTGGATATAACTGCATTGGCAACGGTCGATGCGGTGTATGTGCCTCCCGATATTGTTAGCGTTGCGGTGCTAGAATTTGTTACGCCGGCTGCGGTTGATGCCGTGATGCTTCCGGTGATTGTTACTGATCCTGTGCTCGCGTTTGAAACTCCTGTTGCCGCTGCTGCCGTGATATTTCCTGTGATTGTGACCGAGCCTGTTGAGTTGTTTGTTACGCCGGCTGCGGTTGATGCCGTGACATTTCCAATAATGTTGATCGTCGCCGTAGAACTATTAAATACTGCGCTTGAATTAGTCGCAGCACCAGCAGTCAAGTTTCCGGTGATGTTAGTTATGCCAGTTGAACTATTAACAATACAATTTGAGTTTGCAACAGATCCTCCAATAATATTTCCGGTTATATTTAATGTCCCAGAACCAGAATGCACTGCAGCCCCACCTGATCCTGCGCTTGCGGCTGTGCAATTTCCTACAATACTTGCCGTTGCTGGCGATGCTGCGGAAAAAGTCAAACAATTAACAGAAGTGGTCGAGCTTTTGTGCGTCACATTTGCCGTCAACGTGACGCCGCTGTTAAGAACGTATGCGCCTGTTCCTGCGTTGCTCAACTCGGTGCAAGTCACGCTTGCGGTGATCGTGATAACATGAGTAGTCGATGCTCTCGCCTCGTCCGCTGCGCCCGGCACAATGCCTCCGACCCATGTTGCGCCAGCGTTGAAATTTCCCGTTGCCGCCGAAAGAATAAGTGCCATCGCTTAAAGCCCCTTCGCGTAAATAAATTCTTGAATGCTTGCAGAAATTTGAGCAACGGCGGTTGCTGTCGGAGCGTCCACTCCATCGACGCTACCGAGTGCAATCGAGCGTGCGTAGTCGTTTGCAAGAATGACTTCGCCATTCGCGATTCGCGTAGGAACAAGGCGCATGGCTACGTTTGCGTCTTCGCTTGCGTCTGCATTCACAACGGACGTGATCGCAAGATTGATCGTGAAAATGTCGTAGGTTTCTCCGTCGATAACAATTGGGTTGGTTGGTTTCATATTTATGCGAGTAAAATCAATGCACTGGTTTCGGTTGGCTTGGGAAATTTGAGTTCAAACGTGCTGTTGTAAACGTGCTTCTCTGTCCCGATGCTGAGAACAATCAAAGCGGCGTTGCCTTTGCTGGCGTTGTAGATCATCGCGCCGCCTGCCGCGAATGTTACAGATTTTAGGACGACATCATCAAATGTTATAAAGGCGTTTTTGCCTATAATCCCTGTGCGATGTCCTTTGAGTGCTACGCCTCCGGCGGTATAGCCAATGCCTTTGATCTCGCCTTCGGTTGTGTAGGCTTTTGTTGTCGGCCCGATCTTTGCCGATGCGCTATAGAGCGCGATCCGGTAGTCGTCGCCGGGTTGGTGAACGCCGGTGATGAGTGCTTTTTTTGCTTCAAGTGCTATGCCGTGGATTATCATTTATTTTTTCTCCCATTGCGCCATGCAAACGGCGGTGCGCTGACTCTCGTCTGGATATTCGCTCGTCATTGTTCCGCTCACCATGCAACGGCCTATGAAGTCGTCTTGCTCTTCGTCTTTTTCTGGCGTTGGCATGACAAGCTCGTGTTTTGTTTCAAAGCCTGTAATGCGTCCGAACGTATCGCGAACGGCGAGCGATACTTTCATCCGTTCGGGTTGCGATGCCTGCATTCCTTTTACTTTGTCAGCGGCCCAGGTCTGCCCTGCGTCTCCGCCCCACAATGCCCATGCAATGCGGCCTGGGGACGGGAAGCCGTCCTCGCCTGGTTGAAAACCCTGTCCCTTTTTATCAACCTCGTGACGCGAGAAAAACGAGTGCATCCGCTTGACCGTGTCGTCGGATAAGTTCTTTCCGTTCGAGATGTCGCGAGCGCGTGCGACTCCGACTTCGGTTCCGCCTCGGTTGTATTTCCTGCGCCACTCCAAGCCACGAGCGGCCTCCTCGACCATTCCCTTGCTAGGCTTGTTTTGATCGGCCTCAAATGCGGACGGTGCTGGTTCTGCCTGCGGCTTTGCTGGATCGGCGTTGATGATTTTGTTTGCGCTTGCTTCGTCCATTCCGAAGACAACGCGAAGGATGACTGCAATTTGTTCCGCTGAAAGTTCGCCGCGACCGAATGCCGAGAGGATGCCAGCAAGCGCATCCGTGCCACCGATGCCGATGCTCTCGATAAGCGGAGCAACTTCGTTTTTGCTCTCGTCAAAAATGGCATCGATAGTCGTAGTCGGAACGGAATCAGAAATGCGGTTGGGTTGGATGTCGAACTCTTGACCGAGTTCTTTGATCATGTTCGCTTCCTTCGCCCTTGCGCGGAGTGCCTCTTCGTAGTCCTCGCCCATGTCGGAATAAATCTGGCCGGCAGTCTTCAAGCCAGCTTTCCAAAGCGCAATATCGGCATTGGCTTCGCGTCCGTAGTCAATCGAAACTTTGGCAGGCCAGCACCAGCGGCCATCGAGAAGGTATTCGGAATCTGGAATGAGTCCGCGAGAAGCGGCGTCGAGAAGGATAACATTCTTGATGCGGTTGAGAAATTGACCTTCCAAAAGTCCACGCCACCGAAGAAATGTGCGCTCGGCCATCGCGGCCTCCATGCGTGCCATAGGGCCCGACTTGTCGGCATCAAATGCGAAGCCGTAAGGCAAGCCGACTGCCATGCAAATGTGCGCCTGCACCAAGCGGATAAACTCTCCGAATGCTCCGGTCGGTCTGTCCGACTTAAACATTTCCATTTTCTCGCCTGCGCTCAAATAATTGACCGTGCCCGGATCGAGAGACTGCAAGCGTGCGACTTGGCCTTGATCGTTCGAGTTGCCGCGAGCGAAATAGTCGCCAGCGTCAGCGGCTCCGCTCTCGGTGGTGATGACGCCGCTTTGATAGCTCGCGTATTTGATCGCTTGCACTTCGGCTTTGATAGCCTCTTGCAGATCGCGGGTTGCGTTCAGCGCAGTAGCGAAAGCAGATCGCCCACGATATTCGTCCAACCGTGCGGCGTCGAATAGGTGGATAAACTCTTTTGCAACAATATCAACAGGAGAAATATACTGGTTATTAATAGTACGCGTGAAAATTGTGTATGAAACGGGTCTTCCATATTCGTCGGTATTGATGCCTCCAATATATCTGTCTGTATCTGTTTGATCGTAAGGCGAACCTATGCGGTCGGCTTCGACGCTTTGCAATTTTAAATCTTCGCGGTCGCGAACGATAATGAATCCGCAGTCGCCGTCGCGCAACATCGCGGTGACGGCGAGTTGCAGGAGCGTTGTGAAATTGTGCCTGCCTAGAAAATCGCAGTCATTGCACCACTTTTGCCAGTAGCGTTCGATGGCGGTGTCCGCTTCGCGGTTGCCGGTGCGTGCTTGGTATGCGATGCGTCCCGAAACATACGTTGCAAATTTTAAAAGGAGCGAACGGACAGGAGGAAAATTGTCTGCGAGATCGCGAGCGGCGCGGATGAGCGAGTACCTTTCGCGAGTTCCGCTTGTGTCTTCGCCACCGGATACGCCACGCGAGATTCCGCGCTTCTCGCTTGTCAATGCGGAGTCGAAGCGTCCGAAGTTTCGTAGCTTTGCTTGGTTGACCATGCGGTCAAGAGCGGCCTTGGGCGACACGAACGAAATTGCCTTTGTGATGATGTCTTGGGTCATGGTCGTTGCGTCGGGAAAGTCGGCGTGTAACGTGATACCCTATTGCCGCTGGCGTTGTCAAGTGCGGCTTGCAATTCTTTTATCGTCTGCGCGACCTCGGCAAGGTTGGCGCGAGTAAACGAGCGGCCTGCGATGCTGTAGCTTGCGCCTGCAATGGCAATCGCTTTTAAGCAAGCCGTGAAGTCGGTCTGTAATTCTTGCAAGGTCGCAACCGGAAGACCGAAGAATGATTTGTGCATCGCCATTTAAATGTTGGCGATGTCAAAAAAATAACCCTACGCCTAGGCGTCCCTAGGCTTCATCTGTCGATTCAGAATGTCTGTTGCGCATGGCAAGCCAGCCAGATGGCGTGACGGGAAGTAATTTGTGCGATATGTCAAAAGCAACTGCCGAGATATTTGCCCCGCGACATCGTGCCGCGCACGGCGTCGAGCCGTGCCCAGCTATCTGCCGTCATCGCCACCGTCTTTGATATGACCGTGCGTCCCTTGCCCGATCCAGCCTTGCGGCCTGCGCCTTTGCGCCGGCCGCCGTGGGTGGATTTTAATCCTTCGCTCATACAATTTGGACAACCGTATTTATCATCTCCGTTAATTTCATAGTGGGGGTGGCGCGGGAATTGAACCCGCGCCGGGGGGGGGGGGTGGGGGAGGGTTCTGCTTTTGAATAACGAGCAAACCATTTCACGGGCGGTTTTTTGGTGCGGTCACGGATTTCATTGTAGTGGATCACTTCCAAATCAAACGGGACGCTGCCTTGCAGTTCGTTCATGCCGGCAATCGCTGTCTCTTGTTTCCAGTAGATGGCCCCACGATTCCACATGCCAAAAAAGGAATACCCTTGATCGTTTTTCTGGATGGTTTGCGTGCGGCCTTTGATGGCAATGGTGAACCCGCATCCCATTAGGCATGGGACGCTTCGGTTTGAACGGGTTTCTCGGATGTCGCGGATGCAGGTTTTGAGGATTTGGCGGATTTGATTTTTCATTTTTTGTTTTGGTTTTTTGTTTTCATCTCGGGGAGTTGTTCCCTTTGATGTTTTTAATTTCTCACAGATTTTGATTTCTGTAAACAATTATTTTTATTTATTTTTCATGGCTCGCGGAGCCGCTTAAATGCTAGCTCTCCGCGCCTATCGGCAAGACGCCTGCCAGCATCGCGGATGCAAGCGCGATACATTCGCAGTCCCACAGATGGTTCGGCCTGCCGCCGATGCGAACCCACCGCTGTTCGACTTGTTTGGTCTTGGAGTTGGTGACGTCCTTTTTCATCTCCGAGAGCATTTGCTTGCGGTAGTCATCCGAAACGTCCCGCGCAACTTCCCATTTCGGCACGGCGTCAGCCTGGCGGAGTGACGCCAACTTGTCTTTGATCCCTTCGTTGGAGAAAAAGAAATAAGCGCACTTCAGTCCGTCCGATCCGGCTTGCGCTCCCTCGATCTTGGAAACGAATCGCCGAGTCCGCCTGCCGCCGTCGATGTGATAAAAGCCGTCCTGCCCAGAGCCGTGCGATGCTGTCCACCCACGCCGAGCGCATTGCTCGTAGACCAACGGCGTATCGTAGCCTGCATCCACTACAACGCATCTAGGAACAACATCGAATTGCTGTTGGATGGCGTCGAGCGTCTCCCAAGTCAGCGGCCTTGACTCATGTAAGAGCATCGAAGATCCGTCCACGCGGAAGGCGCGGACGATGCACCAGAAGTGGTCGCGTTGCTTATCGACGCACATAAAGCGTCTGTGCTCGCCGTCGATCTTTTGCCCTTCGAGATATTCGGCCTTCGCGTAGTCGCCGGTCGTGATTTCTGGCAAGTCGCTCGTGACTTCGTCCTGCCAAGTCTGCGCCTTGCGCTTTTGAATAAATTGTTTGAGCGGCTCCAAGTTGCCAGATGACTTGGCTTCGTTGGCTTCGATCCATTCTTTCACAATGCTAAACCACGGAATCCACCACACCGCATAAGCCGGATATTCAAACGAGCGATGCCCTCGCACCGGATGTGGATTGAGTGCGCGATACGTTGCAGTATTTGCAAGGTTGCGTCGAGTGCTGGCGTCGTCCTTGTATCGCGTTTCGCAATGCTCACACTTCATGTTGACCGAGTCTTGCACCTTATCCCAAAGAATACCGCCCTTGTCGTCACGCTCGGTCGTGTATTCGATCTGATCGAATAGATATCGCTGCCAGTTCCCACAATGGGAACAAGTCCAGCCCCATACTTCCCGCGATCCGCTGTCCCATTCGGCGTCCGCTTCATGCCCTGCGTCCCATCCCTGCGACACTAAAAGCGTTTTGCGGTTCCAGCGGTCATGGTGTCGCGCCTTCAACTCCTTTATCATGCCGCTTTTCCACCTCCATACCTCGTCGCCGATGCAATACCGCATGGATTTCTCTTGAAGGTTGGTCATGTTCGCTCCTCCTGCGAAAAGAACCATGTGCGGAAAGAGAATCGTGGTCTTGCGTAGAGCGTGCCGGTCTTCGGGGAACAAGTCGCGAACAGGCTTGCATTCGTTAAAGATCGGCAACAGGCGCGACTCCGTCCAATCTTTGACCATGTCATCCGTCTGACCGACGAAAAGCGTAGGCCCAGGCTTTTGCGCGATAATGAAACAAGCCAAAGTTTCCATCATGGTCGTCTTGCCGCCTCCGGTCGGTGCGCGAAGAAAGACCTGCGTGGTCTCGTCATCACTTGCCGCCAACAGCGGCTCGTTTAGCCACGGCGCCACCGAAGGATCGAAGCGCGAAGCGCGATCGGAGTTC